AACTAAAACTATAACAGCAAATGTTAAGTATGCTCTTATGGTTTTAGGTACTAGTTTGTTACGCCAGTTATTATACAACCATGAGGCGGCTACTAATTTACCCACCTCTAAGGCACTACCCATTGCGATAATAGGTACTACTGCACCTGCGAATAAGGCCGTTAATCCAGCAATTGAATAACCAGCGGCTATTACAGATATAGATATGGCACTTAAAAATACTATTATAATTGTTAACATGTTACTCCGATTTTAATGTATAATCTTCTCTTAGCATTTTGATAATTCTTTTTACTTTACCAAAATAATCTTTATCTGAAGCATAGGCGTCAAGTGTCATTACCAATTTAAATGGGTCGTTAATATCTTGTCCATGTTTAAGTTTTCTATACTCTTCAAACTTTGTACCATTATTTAGGATATTAATATAGTGTTGTACTGAGTCACACTCATGCATATACACCTTTACACCCCATTTCTTAGGGTTGTTAGATGGTAACATATGTGGTTCTCTTAAATCATATGTACGAATACCAAATAGATTTTTACCCTCTAAGGCAAATCTACTATTACCCCATGCACTTTCTAGGGCAGCCTGAGCTACCAATAGTTCTAAGTTTACAGGATAAATGTCACTTGTGGTATTGTAAATATAATTTACACAAGCAATCGTACTACTAATAAATGTTTGATTGTTTTCTCTCTCAAAGTTTGGTAATGTGTGTGTGGTAATTGCCTCTAGGGTTTCTACCACTTCTTGTATTTCAAGTTCTTGTTTTGCGTGGAGCGCCTCATTCTTTTCAGCTGATACAACATACCAGATACCAGAAACAAACAAGATGACCATTACAGCCATCAATGTTTGTAAAATTGTTTTGATTTTTTGTTTCATTAGGCTTTCCTAATTACGATATATTCAAAACTTGTAATTGTTTGAGGTTCATTCTCGCCATACTCTGACCAGGTGCCAATCTCTATGTTTGCATTACGCTTCTGAAAGAATTGTAAATCACCACGGTCCATATACTTCGACATATTTTTAAATATCTTTTCAGATTGTTTTTCTGTGAAGTTGTTACAGACATCTGTAGACCAATTGCCTGTGTAGTAGGTCATCTTCTTATCTTTACCACTTATAAAGTGGTCTAGTTGTTTAGGTACGCCACTAATAACTGATTTTAAATAGTGGTCTAGTTCTTTTGATTTTGTTTGTTGTGCCATAATATAGTTTTCCTTTTCTCATTTATTATAAATCTGCAATTTTGAATTTCTTGATTACATTTTTAGTTGGTATAACTGTTGTGTTACCACCATCTGCCAAGTCACCATTCTCTTCATAATTGTAGTCACTCATCAATACATGTACCTTTTTATCTGATTTGACCAACCAACCAGTTGATACACAAATAGCAGGTTTCATGTTTTGAATTTCTTTCATTGTTTTCCAACCAGCGTCTGATTGAATATCCTCCCAATACACTAAATAAAAATCGTATGTAAACGGTATCTCCGGTACATCATCTCTAAATTTTCGTGATTGTTTTTTTGTCATATGTTATGAACATTCCTTATCAGCAATTTTTGTGTCTTCTAATAAAGAACACTTATATTTACTGTCTGCGTTTTGTCTTAACTCGGCGGCTAAACTTTCTAAGATAGCAGGTAAGTTTTTTTCTAAAACATCTGTCATCTGTAAAGCAAAGTTATATGCCAACTTTTGCATTTCTGATTCTAGTACAGACATATCTACACCGTTACCAGAAACTTTTTCTTTTATAACATGAGCTATGACGGCCGTGTTATAATCATCTGCTTTTGCTTGTGATGGCAACCACATTCCCCATATGATACCGTTAACAATTAAAAGCGTTATTATCAATTTATTCATAATATATCCTTTCTCGATTATTTATGGTACCATTATACACTAAAAAACACCTCGAGTCAAGCACTTTTTCACTTTTTTAGCGCTTTTTTTAGTCTTTTTGTGCTTTTTTTAGGGCTGCGACAGAATTATACACTATTCTGGTCGTACAAACTTGTCATTCCAACCAAATGCCTCTTTGACAACTGATTCGGTAAGACCTTTATACATCTTATTCAATGATTTGTTCTTCATGCCTAACAAAACTTGTGCCTCGTCTGTGTGAAGACCCTCTAACATTTGAATAAACATTTTTTCTTTTTGTACTTTATTAGTAGCATTATCAGCGCCTTTTACGAAATGCCATAGTCTTTTAGATTCGTTTCTTAGTAAACCATGTTCAGTTCCTATCGGAGCTTCGTTTGCCATGAATGGTGGGTCACCTACTGGTAAATCCCATGCAATATTAGGGTCAAAAGCACCTTTCAAGACTTGTTTAAGAGGTGCTGTTGCATGTTCTCTTAATACTTGAATTTTTTTAGGTTTATCTTTTGCGTTGTTAACTTTTTTTAGAATTTCAGACATTAGTTCTACTGTCTGACCCATACCAGATGTTCCTTGATTTGTTTTCATAGAAGCTGGGTTCATTAAATGTGGGTGTCTTGCTTGTTCGGCCATAATTTTCTCCTTCAGTTTTTCATATATTCGATAATATTATTTATCCATGAAATTTCGTTTAGAATACCAATCATAAAATGATTTATCAGTAAACAACTCTGCTATTTCATTAGGTGGTACTTGTTCAGTTTTTATACATGTTTCTAGTGATTCATACTCATAAGTATCAACCTTTCTAGTCATTTTTCTATCTTTGTTAGCCTCTGCCAATGTTCTAATTAACCTTTGCTGTTTAACAGTTGTCATCTGGTGGTCCGTCATCATTCTTATCTTTATAGTTACTATCTAAATTTTTTAATATAAACCATAATACTAAAATCGAAACAGGTACACCAATAAAAAATAAACCTAACATTAAAACTTTCTAACAATGTGTTTTCTCAATGCTCTTACCAACTCTTCAAGTTTATCTATTACTGATATTAAACTAGGGTCTGTAATATAATTTCTTTGTTCTTTTAACTTATCGTATTCTTTTAATGGTATTGTAACGGTAGATTGTTCATTTTCAAAACTTTTATCATTATCTCTATCATCAACACTTGTCATAAAAACCTTTTGTTAAATTAAAAAAAGGCAGGCGCCAAAGCGCCTACCCTCAATTTTGATAAGATTATGCTTGTACAGCGTAACCTTGTGTTCCAAATAAAGCAGTTTGACCAGCTGCGATAACAGCTTTTGATGGTGTTCCTACTCTGTAAGCAACATGACCAGTAGATGTTTTATTTTCATAAATCATCATACCTTCATTTCTCAATTTACCAACCATGTTAGCTGGTGATTTAAGGTCAAATGTGTTTCTTAGTGATTTCCAAGTTACAGTATTGCCTTTTGCAAAAAGGTTTCTTACCTTTTCAGTTTTTGATAGTTTAGCTCTTGCCATGTTATTTGTCTCCTTTGACATATTAAATAAAAATTTAAACATAAGTGTTTAAACTCCTTTCTTGTTTTGAGTTTAATGTACTCCTACAATTGCCAGGCAAAGCGTACTTTAGTAGTTTGACTAGCGAATTCTTATTTGTCATTATCTGGTTCAAAGTCAGGTGTAAAATGTATATCTGCCATATCAGATAAATCTCTAACTTCGTCCTCTACATCTTTAGAAAATGGTTTATGTGGTCTATGTTTAATATCTAATAGTTTACTATAATCTAGTCTAGCAGATTTGTTTTTACCACTTGTATTTAATGTAACCATTTTATCTGTTAATTGTTGTGCTGGATGTTTTCTATTGAAATCACGGTAAACCAATCCTCTAATTGTATCAATTACAAGTGCCAAGTCAGCCGTAAATGTCATTTGATTTGTTCTAATGCCCATTGCTACAAACTTGTCTAATAATTGATATGCAATATCATCAACATTTCCTTCTACAAACTCTTTCGTCTGTTCTTCAACTAAACGAGTGTGTTCTTTCGGGTCAACAGGATGTTGGACTTTTGTTTTGTCTTTAATTCTGTTGGTCGGAAATAGTATAATGTTGTCTTCACTCAATTATCTCTCCTTTGAAATTTACTTTACCTTTTTCATTAAAGTGTTCTACAAGTTGATTATAACCACCAATTAACTCTCCATCAATCTTAATCTGTGGCATTTGCCTCACATTCTTACCAATGTCTTCAATTAGTTTACTAGGGTCAGAACCAAAATCTTTTTCCAAAGATTTCTCTTCGTATTCAAGGCCAAGATTTTTTAGCAAGGTTTTGGCCTTGTTACAATAGACGCAATTGTTTTTACTGTATATTGTTATCGTCATTATTTTTCTTTAGGTTGTCCCATGCCTTTTTACTTTCACCATTTAGGTTGTAAGCGTCAACAGCTTGTTCAACTGTGTAGTTGTACATTTTGTTAAACTTACCTAGAGGCAATCTCATACCTATCCATGTT